AATGCTAAAGCTTTCTCTTTAGCTTGTTTTACGATATCATCTAATCTCATAAATTTCCTTTCTTCCCATTTAAAAAGGACTTCCATGTGTCCTTGGGTTCAACATTTGTTTTTGATTCTAAATCTTTTTCTAATTGCTTGTTCTTAATCACCAACTTATAGAGAAAGTGATTTTCAAGACTTTGCTTAGGTTCATCATCTGAAATCATAGTTGCAAATCCATACTTCAATGCTTCATCTGCAGATATCCATGTTTCATCATCAAGCATTTTCTTAATCTCTTTTTCAGATAAATTACTGTTAGCAGTATAAATCTCAATTGATGGTTGTGTAACTTTGTCTAGCCATTCTGCAGTTTTTCGTAACTCATTTGAATTTCCAGCTGCATAAGCCCATGCATTATGAATCATAAGTAAACTTGATCTTGGCATAATACGTTGTTTCCCAGCCATAAAAATTACTGAAGCTGCTGAACATGCGAATCCATCATTGATCGTAATAACGTTTCCATTGAATGACTTAAGAAGGTTATAAATACCTAAACCTTGACTAACTTCACCACCATATGAATTGATCCTTACGGTTAGATTTGGAGTCATAACAGACGCTAAGTCTATTGCTATATCATACGATCCTACATCTGAATCTTCCCACTTCATTGAACTAATATCACCATGAATAATTAATTCTGTATTCGATTCATCTTCGCTTTTAACAAATTGATAGAATTTTTTCACTTTTCTTCACCTCCTTTCTCCTTAGTATAGTTTTTGGTTATATAATGCTCATTTGCCCATTCTTCATTGACAGGTTCAAGACCACCAATTTCACGAATGTCATTATGAGAAAACCCAATTCTAAATAAAGCTTCACTGTCTTTACTTATATCAATAATTGACGTGTGGAGGATTTTAGTTCTATCTATTCTAACTTTACTTCCAGATATATATTCTTCTTTCGTAGATATCTTTGCATTTATACCGTCTTCGATGATTTCTAAAAAAGGCATAATTGCATTTGTTATCATGTCTACGTTTGAAGTTGATTTATCCGTTTTGTTACCAAGCATAATATCAACTGGAATATTGAATGTGGATGCAACATAATTAAATGCGCCATCAATAAGCTTTCTATAATCTTCTGATGTCTTAGCAGAATCCGTTATTAAGTTATTGATTTCAATATTACCAGGTATATTCAAGATAGCTGGATCATCAGAAAATAAATCATTGGCAATAATTTGAATATATTCACTTGCACTATACGTTTTTTCACCAGTTTCTTTACTTCTAATTTGAGTACCGCCACCACCTGGAAACTTGATTCTAAACTTTTTACCATTCTTGAACTTGTAATCGAAAGCAGCAAATGCAATTAACTTCGAATATTCATTCATAAAGACATCTAACATTCGAGTTATCTGAGAGTTCCCAAGTGAAAAATAGAAAACTTCATCCATACTAAACGATCTAGTCATTTTGAATAAGTTATCACCATTCAATGTTTTAACATATATGTTTTTAAATTTCTTAGCAAAAATAACTTCATCAGTTTTATCGAATGTTTCAGCTAAATACAGTTTTGAGTTTAGTATTATGACTAAAGCTTCATTTTCTTTAATAAGCTTCCGAACAACATCTTTCCAAAATGTAGTTCCATCTGCATTATCATTAGGACGAATATTTAATCGATAATAAATATCATCAGTTACTGAGTTGACTTTATTTGATTTACTATCAAACTTAAATACTTTGAATTCTAATCTAGAAATAGTTTTGCTAATCAAATCTACACACTTTTCAACCGCAAGCTCTTTTGCACTTAGCTGAGCTAATTTTGCAGAATATAAACCAGAAGCAGCATCTATTAGGACACCATCTTTGTTTTCAAAAAACATACTAAATATTCCCATATATACTCCTTTCTAGATGTAAATATTAACTGGTTCGAGCATGTCAAATTCACTCATCGCAACCATATGAGCCATTAATGGATCGTTTTTTCTAAGCTTTGGTTCAATCTTGAAGTATCTCTTATTTCCTAATCCATCAATTTGAACTCCAGTGTTATTACATGCCCATCTCCACAAAGCACTATTTCCAGCATTAATCTTACCTTCTGCAAAATTATATTCAATAATTGGAGCAACCATCGCATTAACAGATGGTAGATTACGAATCATTCTAACAAGGTTGTTTTGATTGTCTCTGTCTTCTGCTTCGATTCCATAAGATTCAAATATCTTTTTAATCATTCTATATCTATAACTATCCATGATGATCTTTAGGACATAATACTTTGACATTTCTTGATAGACCCAATCAACAACTTTTTGAGCATCAATAGATGGTCCATACACTAACTCAAAGTCTTGATATCCTGGTTGCCCAATCATTTCAAAAGGAAACTTTATATCTTTAAAAAATGGTGATCGTGTACAAATCCAAGTTCTGCTAATCCAAACTACCTCGCCATCAACATTAAATAAAAACCCCGCGGTAGCGAAGTCTCTTAAATCCGCAAAGTCTATTCCAACAATACAGGATCTATCTCTTAGTTCAGGTAGTGGTCTTGGAATCTTCATCTCCTCATCGAGGTGAGTAGTCTTTTTAATTTGCTCCCAAGTAGCAATCATTATTGCATCATCTCTTTTTGGGAAGTTCATTCTTTTTGTAAAGAATTCAACTCGTAAACTTGGAAACTTTTTCATTTGAATATAATCATATTCAATTTGATCTTTTAAAGTAGGTAAATCATCAATACTAGGATTCGCTTTAATCCAATTCCTTGGATCATCTGCTTCCTCTTCTTTTTGAATTCTACATATAAATGGAAAGATTCGTATTGAATTCTCTTCACCTTTTAAAATACTTTTAGAAACACTCATTAATTCATCTAAAACACCATCACGTATGTTTCCATCAGTTGATGTAATAAATGTCCTTGCATGAGGAATTTTACCTAATGCTGATGTAAACACTTTAACTTGATCAGCTGATTCGTAAGCATGATATTCGTTGAACCATAAAGCTCCAATCTTTTTTCCATCTTTTGTTTTTGCGTTTGATGTATTGAATCTTAATTTAGATCCAGTTTCTATATTCGATATAACCTCTTTGTTCCATTTGAACTTTGGTTTAAAGTATTCCTTGTTTTCTTCTAGCATTTCATATACCACATCAAATGAATCATTGGCTTGATCTTCACTATTCGCAACAATCTCTATGTGGTAATTCTTAATGTTATACATTGGAGTTTGAAAGAAATTTAACGTAGGACTAACAAACCCATCTTTTCCATTACCTCTACCCATATATGTGAAAATGATTTTAAAATATGGAGTATTTTTATAGAAAATGAATAAGAAATATAGAATAAATTTTTGATAAGTAAATAGTTTTACGTACCATTTTTCACAATAATTAATACAATTCCGATACATTGTTTCATTAAAAACTAGATCATCACGTTCAAATAGAGGTAATACGATGTTCTTAATTAGCAACTTTACTTCTTCACTAATCATATCTGGGTTCTTATCACAAAAATCAATATAATCTGATACTTCTTTAGTCTTAATAATAGCCATTCGATTCCTTTACAGGCTTTTTAACAACAACTTCTTGTAGACCTAAATCAGCTAGTATCTTTAACATAGAAACTGTGACTTTCCCTAGATTTTGAACGGATTCATTGGCTTTTGAAACTTTGATTCCGTTGCCATTAAACGTGTCAAATCGTATACCATATTCTCGTATATCCGCCTGGAGTTTTTCTTTCAATTCCCAATAGTAAATATAGTCATCAACAAGATTCTCAAAGTGTTCTCCAATCTTGTTATTTTCCTTAAGTTGTTCAATTAATGACTTCTTAATTCGTTTTTTTAATGATTCATTTATCTTTGAAGCCATAATTGACCCCCTTTCTCATGTGTGCACGCGGAATATTTACGTTTAGACACCCCACTAGTCCGTTCGCCAGTCAAAATAAAATAACCTTAGATTCAACCCGGGGGGTATTAATAAATATATTTACCATCTCTCTTGTGTTAATGGCACTTTATGTTCGAACAACTTACTTCTTTCTTCTACTATTTCATGACATGAGAAACAAAGGCTTACTAAGTTATCTAACGTTAAACATAGTTCAGGATGATCCTTCAATGGCTTTATATGATGGACATATTTTGCATCTTTGTATGCAACACGTTTGATTGGAATGTGTGAATCCCATTCACCAGAACAACGCTTACAATTGTAGTGATCTCTTTTCAAAGCAAGTAACCTAACTGCTTTCCATTCTTTCGAGTAATAGAATCTATTTGGATATGGTCCTCGAATAATAGATGTTAACTCTTGTATAGTTTTTATCATTGGTATCTCGTTCAAATAAAAAGAGACATTGCTGTCTCGAATATATGTCTCACATTTTTCACTTCTACCACAAATTATCATTTTTCCGTGGACTTGTCCATACTTACTACTCACCTAACTACACCATTTATCTAAAACAAGATATCCAGCATGAATTAATTCTTTGACGTCTACCTTATCAAATGAACTCATATGATCAAGTCTATCAAGATTATCTAGATCCTCATCAGATAACTTATCATGTTCTTTTCTGTACTCACGATACTTAAGATAGTTGAACTTTAAATTACTACTCATATACTTTTAACTCTTCAATTGTTTTAATAACTTCCACTCAACAATATCTCCTATCTCGAACTTATTATTTAACCAATCAAACATAATTTCTTTATCTTCAAACTCCTCAGTCCAAGCATCACCAGTATTGTTATCAACTGCTACATATTTGCCTGGTGATACTTCTGTCCAATACTTGCCATATGGAGTTCTAAAATCAATTATTAAATCTAACTCTAATGTCCCAACTTCACGGATTTCAAACAAATCGTTTTCATTTTTAGGCATATTATCTCTTTCTCATTGATTCATTCTTTTTACAAATGATTCTATTTCATCATCTATCTTTTTGTAGATCAATGACTTTGTACATTCATGTAGTTCAATTAGTTCAACAATATTCTTCTTTTTGATGTATAAATCAATAACAAGCTGCTTAACATCAATTGGAAATACTGAACATTCATCTATGAATTTATTTACAATGAATAGCTTGTATTCATGATTAGTAAGCTCAAGTAAATAGAAGTCTTCTTTATCCATGTTACTGATGATAAGTTTTTCTCTTGAAATAGGGTTTTGAGGAATCTTAGCGATAGATCCTCCAGCTTTCTCTTTCATATTTCGAATCACAGCTAGATTATCTTTGTCTATCTTGATAGCTTTCTTTAGCATGTGATAGTTAATCAATGCTTCTTTGATGTCTGTCTTAATCATTAAACAGACCTATGAATACCACTTGCGAGTTGATCAAGCGTGTAACCTTTTCTTTTCCATGATTCTAAACAAGCTTCCATATAACTTAAGCTAAGCTTTTTATATAAAACTGATTCAATAAGTGATATCTTCATTATTTTAAATCCGTATGTATAGAACATTTCTTTTAACTTATCTAACTCACTTACTGATAGGTTTCTTTTAAATTCTATTTCTACTAATCCAATCAATTCTTCACATGTGTCAACGAGAGGAATTGGATCATCATTATATTCTTCTAAATAAGAATTATCTTTATCTTTTTCTAGTTCTTTATCTAGTTCTTGTTCTTTATCTTCTTCTACTGCGTTATTTTCCGTTACGGATAACGTTACGCTAACGTTACTATTTGCTAATAACCTTTGTTTTTCCCTGTGTTTTTCTTGTCTTTTTCGATTTTGAATACCTATTTTTTGAAGCTTATCAAGCTCTTGGTATTCTTCCCAGTTCTTAATAAAAATGATTTGATCAAAGCGTTCAATCATCTTGAACTTTTCTAAAGTCATAAGTGCAATCTTAACGAAATCTAAAGTAAAATCAAAGTCATCAGATAAATCCTCTTCTGTGTAAGGAATATCACTCGTATAGAACAAAGCACCATTTTGATTTGATTCACCTGCTCTAGCAAGTAGGAACACCCATAAAAGCACAATGTCATTTCCACCAGGTAACTTTCTTATGCGTTTAATTTTACGATTATCTGGAAGAGTCACATCCATCTTTATCCATTTCACATCAGCCATGATTCACCTCTGGAGTATCTAGTTGAGCACTAATCTCTTTTAACATCTCAATCCCTTCAGGAGTAAACATATGTTTCTTAGTCACAAGAATTGTATCGATAAATGATTTCTTACTTTTGTCAGAATACTTCATTGCGCCTATGTGTGGTTGTATTCTCGTATTGATATCACATAGATCTATTTCTTCTCTAAGACCACTAGGTCTCAAAACTATTACTTGGTCACGCATTTATTTTTCTCCCCTCTAAAATGTAAGAACCATCTTTTAACTCTCTAATTGAACATTCATAACCGAACTCTCGAAGATCATTCAAGATGTGTGCTTCACGTCCTTTGAATTTCTTCTTTGTTATCAAGGCATTACCCTTTTCTTCAATGTTTCTAAAAACGTAAGCTTCCACATACTTCGTTGAATGATTACAACGTTTTTCTATTGTGACTGGATTATTATCATAAGTATTTGTAATGCCTCTACGTTTTAAACGTATGGACTCTAATGCGGTTGTTAATATGTCCCAGTTCATTCGAGTAATCGAGTATGATCCATTTCGATACTTTTCTATCGTTGATTTATCCATTTTTGCATGTGTCGCTAATTCTTTATCTGAAATATCATTCTTAGACATTTCTTCATTTAGGATGCTTCTACGATCAATGCGTTTTTGAATTTCTTCATCTGGAATAACAATCGGTCCTCTCGGTTTATTACGATGATCCACAATCTCTTGAATGGCTCTCATTAATCGATTATGAGTCTTTTTGGTTAATACAGTAGATCCTCTACGATAGTGAACAACTGCTCCAATAGACATTCCTAATTTTTCAGCTAACTCACTATTTGTTACTTCACATTCTTTCATTCTCTCAATCAATTCTATGCGCAACGCTTCACGTTTTTTAACTTCATCATCTGTTATGACATGCTTCATAAAGTGCTCCTAATGTGGTCTAAAACTGCTATAAAATGTTTGGTCAATAACCTTATATTATCGGTGATTCTTAAATCGCTTATATCGCCTTTGTTTATAAGGCTTTTTAGATGATTTCTTGAGAACAATAGTTTTTGATAAAATCGGGCTACTTTTTTTACTTATTTTAAGTAGTTTTCTAATCTCATCGAAGGTTAATCCAGCTTCAATCAATGATTCAACAATTGGCCTTAATACTTGTTCGATTGAGACATATAATTTCATCATTGATTCTCTGTTTATTCCGTAATTCTCATCAAGAATTTTTTCTATATCTGATTGGGTTGAATATTCATTGAATTCTAATTTATGCTCGATTGTTCGCTTCAAATCCATAAATGGTTTTGAACTTCCTCTTCCAGATATTAATCCAATTGGTTTTTTATTATCCATTACTTTGAAACCCCCTTTAAATCAAATAATCTTAACTTTTCATAATTGTTATTCTTAGGTTTAACATGCCTGGTTCTATATGGTATTTCCGCAAAGATATCCATATAGTCTTTTTCTTCGCATTGACATAACACCCAATCCTTACACTTTGTTTGTCTACTGGCTTGATCATAACCTATGATTATACCAGTTAGACCACATTCAAGTTCAGCATCGCCATGTGGATTAGCATTCCAACAGAATCTACATCGTGGCATTATTTTCTACCCCATAAACGCTTACCACAATTTGAACAATACTTTGGATATTTATAGTACTTTTCACCACAGTGTGGACATTCAAGAGTCTTAACAGCCTTTATCATTATTAAGAATGTATAAACAGCTGTCATAACGAGATATACGAAATATTTAAGTTTATTCTTTAAAATAACGTACTTATAGTTTTTCATTTTCATCCTCATAGTCGACGAAGCAACCACAACCTCCTATTTCATCAAATAGATCTAATCTACAATTCTTCTTCATTAGATTTTTAATATCTTTAAGGCTCATATTCTTTAATATTGATGGAGTATTATCAATTGTTGGAAAGTGAATCCATGGTTTATATGTATATCCACTTTCATACCACTTGACCATCTCTTCTTCATTAATTTTGAGTAAGTGTTGAGCCATTTCCCAATAATCACCTTCACTCTTTTCTTCTTCAATTCTCATCTGATGGTAAGCTCCAACATATCTTGACAATGTATGTTCAATCATCATTAACTCTTCAAATGTTTTATTGTCTTCATTAAATAACAACTTATAATGACCTTTACCAGCTTTCACACATCGACCTTTGCAATTGTTATGAGTGAATCCCATTAAGTACATACGTGGTTTAGCTATCTTATAAATTTCCAGTAATATATCGATATCAATAAATTCTTTTACTAAAGGAAACTGAGTTTCAAATGGCAACCAATTGTCTCTAATAGCTTTAACACGATGCGATTCAGTGAAATCTATTCCAAAGTATAGAATTGAATTATCTGTAAAATTCTCATCTCTTAAATATTGCTTATTTCTCCATTTTTCGATTGGTGGTATTATTCCCTTTTTAATGAAATTACTAGCGACTTTCATTTTTAGAATAGTTGAACAATTTCCCATTCGACTATTGAATATAATCCTTTGTTTAATCATCAACATGACAGGATCTATTCCTAAACTATGCGTTAACATAGGAAGCTGTAGTTTATCACTAACTTCATTAATAAACCGGTATAAGTCTTCATCTTCCCAAAGCGTATCAGTGAAGTAGAGAACTATATTATCATCTGGATATTTAGTTTTTATTTCATGAGCTATAGCGAAACTTGATAAGCCACCGCTAAAGAAGATAATTCTATTTTTCATTTGTATTTCTTCTTTTATTTGTTTTAAGTATTACTTTAGTAAGCAATATTCCAGTTTTAGTTAATTCACTATCATTCTTGATTAAATTCAATCTATTAAGATTTAGCATTTCAGCATTTGAAACTAATTCAATATTATCCAAAGAAATATTTAGTTTATTTCCGTCAAGAAATATTAATTTATAACCTTTAGGCATTGGTCCATTGTGTTGTTCCCATAAAAGAATATGTTTTGCTCGCCATTTGTTTGGATCAGCTATTTTAATATCTTTATATCCATCGGTATTAATACGTTCTGAACCTACGGGCATATAATTCCAAGACTTTTCACCCTTCTTAAATTCTGTCTTTTGACTTAATCTTTGTCCTTTTTTTATTGGATTTGATGAAACGTGTCCTTTTGGAAAGTAACCAGTTAACCCACTAGAAATTTTATTATTATGTTTAAATCCCTTTACTTGTTGAACAGTTAATGCAAGATTAAACTTTTCATTTACCAAATCTGTTATCTTTTGATTGCTTAGACCATTTGCATTATCTTCAATAAACTTTCGTTGATCATTGGTAAACTTATGCATTATTTTTTCTCAACTATTTTAAGTACATCTGGTAAATTTGAACCTTTATCTGTTCCATAATATTCATCAATATGTTTTCTTGCGTTCAACATTACATTCGCATTGTTGATTATGTTCCCTGCAACACTACTGATTGCTCTAGAACGTTTGATTTCCTCTTCTAGTTCATCACCAACAAGTGTTTCATCATTTAATCGTTCAAGTTGCTCAAACAAATGATCATTTAAATTTTCAAGTCTGTTTTTCATTTTCTTTCCCTAATAATCCCTTTAATCGAGTTAACTTAAATTGCTTATGACTCGCTACTCTATAATTGCAATCAAATAAAACTACCATTTGTTCCAACATAATGAACACATCAGCTATTTCTTCGGCAATGCAATCATATTTACCTTTACCACGAATATGTTTAATCAATTCTTTTTGTAGCTCAGACATTTCTTCTAGGCACATAATGATCTGCATTTGTGGACCCCAAGTCTTAATCGCTTCTTTATAAATCTCTTCTTTATTTAACTCGACTAATTGAGATTCAGCTTTACTTTCTGTGTTACTCATAGGTTACTCATTTGTAGAATATTGGGGAGCTTTCACTCCCCATAACCTTTACCCTACGACAACCTTTCCATTAATAATCTCTTCTTCAAACTCTGCAAATAAGAAATCTGAAATAGCAATTTGACAATCATGTTTCCAACGACCACCTGCTGCATCAAACAACGCAACAAGACCATCCTTATTAATTCGTAATAGAAATAGTTGTTCTGGTTGTTTAACCTCGTAGAATGTACGAGTTGGAGTAAGTTTCACTAATGGTGGAAGTTGAACGGTAGTCTTAATTCCTTGAGTAACAGTCATTTTCTGTGTTACTCCATCATCATCCAAAGAAATTGATGTATCATTAGATAACTTACTGATTAGTGAAATTAAATTAGATTTATTGATGGATTCTTCAAAGCATGTTTGTAATTGAATAATCATTTCTTCAACAGAGATAAAACGATCAAACTTAATTTCAGGAACTTGAGCTTCAGCAACATATAACGTTTCGCGTTCCTTATTTACATCAAGTGATGATAAAACAACAACTCTCTTCTCAGAAACAATAATTCTTAACGGTAGAACAACATCATCTTTATCGATTTCTTGTTGCTTAAGATTACTAACAAGAGATAATAAAGACTTAACAACAACTTCTCTACGTTTTGGAATATACTCATCAATACGAGTTAAGCCTTTATCGACATACTGACGTCCATGAATCTCGATTTGATTTACTTTTCGTGATTCATCGAATAATTCTAATAATTGCAATATTGCTTCTTTAATCATTTGTTATACCTTCGCTAGTTCGCGCCTTTCTCTGAGATAATGTCTTCTTGATCAATAACTGAGTATGCACTCATGCCAATTACGAATACTTCTTGTTCTTGGATATTTCCAAAGATGTCAAATTGCCCTGGTGCAACTGGTGTAACTTCTTTTAGAATATTGAATACTTCGCCAGTCTTCTTATCAGTTTCTTTAACATTGAATAATGTGGTAGATGTCGGTGCGGTTGGTTCAACTTTTGATTTAACTTGGGAAATCATTGTTATTTGAGTACGATCTGTAGATGGAGTGAAGGTGAGACGGATATCAATTACTCGCTTCTTCGTTGGATCAGTATTGATATCGTTAATATTGGCCACAATTTTTTCAAGCTCATAATCAGCTAACTTCATGATTTGATTGCGACCAGCTTCGAGAATGCTCTTCTTTTTTTGTGCTGTCATAATGTTCCTTTCTTTGACTGACATTTATATTTATTAGGTGCTATAGAATTTCATTTCAAACCCCCTAAGTAACAAACATCGACAATTGAGTATCAGGTAGTAATTCTGGATTACTCGTTCTGACGAGACTAGCAATCGTACTAATCAGCATTTCATAAGTATTAACTTTTGAATGAGTCCCTAATTGATGCAATGCTGAATGATCTATCCTAAACTCCCCATTGTCGGCTATCTTAATTGCAATAAACTGCTTTCTTCCATAAGATGCTGTTACGCATTCTTTCCCAAACAGTGTTCCTCGATGAAATCTTAATTTAGGAAATTCACTATTTAATTTTTGATATAGCTCTTGTAAATCCATTATTTTCCCCTCATGTTTTCTAGTTTTTTACGTTTATTTTCTTTCGATGTCTGTAGATAAATTGCGGTTGTTTTAATATCTAAGTGCCTAAGAATATCTTTTAGATCTGCTAAACTTCCACCATTTTCAATCCAATTTAAAGCGAATAGATGTCTTACATTGTGTGGATATACGATTGATTTATTGACTCTTGCTCTTCCAGCAATCTTTTTAAGTCTGTATCTAATTTGACGATCATTTAATTCGAAGATTGGACCACTCTTTATCTTTTTATCTTTCGCGTAATTAACCAATTTTCGTTTTAACTGTTGAGTGAGAATGATGTCACCCATCTTCCCTTTGTTGTTCACTTCAATGTAGAAAGACTTAAGATTATCAACTGTGAAGAATGTTAGCTCACTGATACGAATTCCTGTGGTCACTAGGACTTCTAATATGAGGTAGATGTCTTCATACCCCATCGCCTTAGAAAAGCGTTGTAATCGTGCGAAATCTTTATTAGACAAGACAGTTTCAAGACTACTTTTCATTTGTGTTTTAAACTTCTTTACAACGAGTTTTTCTAGCTTTAGCCATCTGAGGTACTTATTCACTGAAATAACGATTTGATTCAATGACGATGATTTATAGCCTTCTGAAGAGATCTTTTCTTTGAATGAAATAACATCTTCTTTAGTAATTGCATTATCGTGTTTAATTGATTCGATAAACATTTCTATGTTTCTTTTATATACATGTACTGTATTCTTTGCCTTTTCATCATTCCTTAATTGGTCGACGAAAACGGATAACTCATCCTTTAACTGTTTTCGATTCATTTTGATTTATCTTATTGATCAGTCTTTAAGATGACTTGACCAATTACTTTCCCAATAACATTCTTTGTAGTGAAGATATCGTAACGTTGTAGAAATTCATCAAACATGCCGTAACAAGCGCCACAGATATCTAAAACTATTGCTTGATATTCTTTATCATTTAATCGAATCATGAATTCTTCGTATAATTCATGGCTCTTATAGCCTTCATTAATTCCACGTTGTAATCGAGTCATATTGGCTGTAGCCACAACAACTTTTCCATCATATGTATACATACCATCATCATTAACATCAAAGTCCAATATTCTTAGTCCAGAAGCTGTTGTTGTTCCACTTGATCCATCACCTAAGTGATAGTTTGTAAAATAAACATCTACCCTATGGTATTCATCAAGATACATTTGGTTAATCAATTCACCAGAATCATTCCTTGATTCTTCGAACACAGGTTTTATAAGTGTTGAATATTCTTCTCTTCGAATACTTAAATCGTTTGTATACCAGGAGTAATGAACTAAAAGAGCTATAACCAATAATGTTACTAAAGCGAATTTGACTTCTTTTTTAAGTACTCTTCTTTTCATCTTCAACCTCCTTCAAGTTACGATCTAAATCATTCAAATGAGTGATAATTTTATCAACTTTCTCACCATTGGTAAGCTTGTTGTTATTAACTGTTGTTCGAATAAGTGAGATAGTTACGATATGATCTACTAAACGTTTCATTTCGTTTGCTAGATTCATAAATCATTTCTCTCAATTATTGGTAGTATTCCCTTCTCTTTTAAGAAGTTATAAAGAAACATTCTTCCTTTTTGAGTCCATTGTGTATGCATTGAGACTTCCCTACGTCCATCTGTACGTGTAATAGGAACGCTTATAGATGAT